ACTAAATAAAACATAGTTATTCAAATTATAAAAATGGCAACACAAGGAAGAGCAGCAAAATCTGCCAGTGGAGCATCAATGTCAAGATATGATGTTGAAGTAGAAGCTAGACTTAAGTCGCTTGAAGCTAAAGCACATGAAAAGTGTGATGGTGGTGCGAAGTCTACTAAAGTAAATGCAGCAGCACTTCCAGCAGTAGCACCTAGAAAGACGACTCCTGCACAAGGAAGAATCGACGCACTAGAAGCAAGACTTGAGGCACTGATCGCACAACTTTCCTGATGATTGGTCTTAATAAAAAAGGTACTAATTTGCCTTTTTAATCCCCGTAAGATAAGGGAAGTTAAAAATTCTTACTGGTGCGGATGGAGGTAACACTCCCGCCCTGTTTCTTGCTTCAGGTAAAAAAGTAAGTGGCGTGCATGTAAAGACCTTATAGAGACCCTTGACATCAAGGGTCTTTTTTTGTATAATCTGAAAAACACTAGTTGTATGGTAATAGGATTTAACTGCAGTTCGTTTGATTTGTTTCATGCGGGGCATGTAACAATGCTTAAGATGGAAAAGGATTTGTGTGATTGGTTGATTGTAGCCCTACAAGTTGATCCAACCATCGATAGACCTGGCATCAAGAATAAACCTACACAAAGTGTTTATGAAAGGTATGTGCAGGTGCAAGGATGTAAGTATGTTGATGAGATCCTTGTGTATGAAACAGAAGAAGATCTTCTTAACATGATTAAAACTCAAAAAATTGACATTAGATTTTTGAGTGAAGAATATAAGGATCGGGATTTTACTGGCAAACAATATTGTATTGATAACAATATTGAAATTCATTATCATAAGAGGAGGCATAAATATTCATCCACAGAACTTAGAAATAGGGTTTATATTTTAGAAAAAGAAAAAAGAGAAAACCCTCAAGTAATCGAAGAGCCTGAACAATATTCACCCCAACTGTTGGAGAAGTATAATCAAAAATGACAATTCTAGTAAAAAGATAAATATGGAAAATTGTCCGTGGGATATGAGTAACTTATCTGTCTTTGGTTCTACAGGATATATTGGTAATACTTTCTGTGAGTTATTTCCAGATAGAATTGTCAGGATTCCTAGAGAAGATAGAAACTTTGATTCAAAGGATGTGTTGTATTTTATTAGTACGACAACAAATCAAAATGTATTCAAAGATCTCCATGTTGACATTAATACTAATCTAAGTTTATTTGTTGACGTTTTATCAAAGTGTAAGGATCGCGATGTAGTATTCAACTTTGTGAGCTCTGGTTTTGTATATGGTAATGACGTTCTTGATTATAAAGAATGGTATAATTGCAATCCAACAGGATTTTATTCCATCACAAAACGAACTGCAGAACAACTTTTAATTTCATATTGCAAAACTTTTGGAATTAAATATAGAATTTTAAGAATTGCTAATGTATATGGTTTAGATAAGACAGTTACTTCTGGTAAGAATGTTCTTGGATATATGATTAGTCTTCTTAAAAAAAATAAATCAATCAAGTTGTTTGATGGGGGAGACTATCTCAAGGATTATATATCAGTAAATGATGCATGTAGGGCTATTAATCTGATTCTTGAAAAAGGAGAATTAAATGAGATCTATAATATTGCATCTGGAACTTCTCAGTCTTTTAGGTCTATCATCACAACTGCTAGAGACATTCTTGGAAGTAAAAGTGAATTGATTGATGTGCCAATGCCTGATGATCAAAAATATATTCAGGTCAAGAATATGACACTAAATATTGAAAAGTTGCAATCGCTTGGTTTTTCATGTGAAATGAGTTTTTACGAAGGTTTGCAAACTCTTTGTAATATGATAGAATAGTCAAAAGTATATTGAGTTGATGTTGACCAAAACGCTTGTAGTAAGCAATCATGCCAATCATGATTTAGAATGGCTAAAGATGACTTATGACTATGGATTTTCTCCTAGTAATACGGTAATCTATGATAGAACTCCAGATGATTTTGAAGGTAAATCAAAAATAGATCATCTTGGTAAAGTTATTCCATCTCCCAATGTTGGATCTAATCCATATGATATTGGTAGATATATTGTAGATCATTATGATAACCTTCCTGACATGATGATTCATGTCAAAGGAAATCTACTACAAAAGAAATACACTACAGAAGAAAGGTTTATATACGCACTTCAATCCAATTGGTTTGTTCCAATTGATGGAGGAACTCTATGCGAATCTTATTTTGCCAATATGGTCAACGACAATTGGTTTGCTCAGCCCATGGAATGGGAGGATAGGATTGAGAGAGAAAAGGTAGATGAAATCAAAAAGATGAAAGTCTATCCTAGAATTTCCAGTCTTAGAGAATTTATCCATGATTTGTTTGAGGTTGAGGAAATTCCAAAGTTTCTTAGTTTTGCTCCTGGAGCAAATTATGCTGTTCCCAAAAACTGTATATTGAAGTATAGTAAGAACTTCTACAAGAAGATTATGGACTATACTGACTACAACAATAACCCTATTGAAGCACATTGGTTTGAACGAGTATTCCAACTAGCTTGGCAAGGTTGTCTAAAAGAAAATTTTTCATACATTGTAGAATAAAATGAAAGAACAAATCAAAGAATTTATTGATAATCTTTTTGAAACTGAGGACAACTTTTTTCCATATCTTTACAACAATGCCTATGTAAAGGGGGAAAGCAGCATCTTTTATTCTGGTCCTTACTGGGATAATCAAGAAGTTGAGTCTGCAATGAAGACTTTCCTTACTGGAAAGTGGCTTTCCTCTGGAGAGAACGTAAATAAATTTGAAAAAGAGTTTTCTAAGAAGTTCAATTTTGGACACTCAGTTATGGTCAACTCAGGTTCTTCTGCGAACCTGGTAATGATTGCAGCACTTAAGAAATACTTTGGCTGGGTTGATGGTGATGAGATTGTTGTATCTGTTTGTGGATTTCCTACAACTCTAAACCCTATCATTCAGAATGGATTGAAACCAGTATTTGTTGATATTGATTATTCTGATCTCAATTGGGATCTAGAATCAATTCGCAAGAAAATTACTCCAAGAACCAAAGCACTATTTTCTTCACCAGTCCTTGCTAATCCATATGACTATGATGCCATTCTTAACATCTGTGATGAGTTTGGATTAGAACTGATTGCAGACAACTGTGATAGTCTTGGTAGTAAGTGGAAAGGACATTATCTGACAGATCATGCTATTGCTGCATCTTGTTCTTTCTATCCTGCACACCACATTACCACCATTGAAGGTGGTATGGTTTCTTCTAACGTCAAAGAGATCGTTGATCTTGCACGTAGTTTTGCATGGTGGGGAAGAGACTGTTATTGTGTAGGTTCACAGAACCTTCTGAGTTGTGGAACTTGTGGTAAGCGATTTGATAAGTGGCTCACTGGTTATGATAAGATCGTTGACCACAAGTATGTCTTTGGGCAAATTGGGTACAACCTAAAACCCATTGATATGCTAGGATCTATTGGATCTATCCAACTAAAGAAGTTTGATGAGATTCATGCAAAGCGTCGTTCAAATAAAGATCGTCTTCATGAAATCTTTGAACGAATCCCTGGAGTTCGTGTTGTCAAAGAACATCCAGATGCTGAGACAAGTTGGTTTGGTGTTCCTATCATTTATGAAGGAGGTAAGCTTGAACTTGTTAAGTTCCTTGAGGATAGAAAGATTCAGACAAGAAATTATTTCGCAGGAAATCTTTTGATTCATCCTGCATATCGACATCTTGAATCTGCATTTGATTATCCTAATGCAATGAGAGTTCTTGATAACGTATTTTTCGTTGGATGTTCTCCTGTTATTACTGATTCTATGATAGAATACATAGAAGAGGTTGTTAATCTTTATATTGAGAGTAATTGATCATGAGTGAGTATAAGAAAACCGCACTAGTCCTTGGTGCAGGTGGCTTTATTGGAAGTCACATGGTCAAACGACTGAGTTCCGAAGGATACTGGGTGCGCGGAGTAGATCTTAAGTATCCAGAGTTTGGTAAGACTGAAGCTAATGAGTTCATTATTGGTGATCTTCGTTCTCCTGGATTTGTGAACTCCATTCTTGAGTTTAAGGGAGAACGGGGAAACTACTACAAGTCTGTTCCCTATCAGCATATTCGTCCTTTTGATGAGATTTATCAGTTCGCTGCTGATATGGGTGGAGCGGGTTTCGTTTTCACTGGTGAGAACGATGCAGACATTATGCACAACTCAGTCACAATCAATCTCAATGTTCTTGAAGGTGTTCGTCAACTGAATGAAACCTTTGATGGTGTAGAGAAAGAATATACTGAACATAATCGTCCAAAGTTGGATCAACCAACTAAGATCTTCTACTCTGGATCAGCGTGTATGTATCCAGAACATAACCAACTTGATCCTGATAATCCTGACTGTCGTGAAGAATCAGCATATCCAGCAGCCCCCGATTCCGAGTATGGTTGGGAGAAACTCTTCAGTGAACGTCTCTACCTTGCTTACAATCGTAATC